TCCAGAATAGGCAGATACTTTTCTGCCAGAGCAATGGTGTTGCCCACAGGGGCGGTAACAGTAGTAGCCATTGTATGGCCTCCTTATAATTATTTGATGGGAGGCAGACCGAAGTAATGACGCATCTTATTGATGTCATCCTGTTCGGCCTGTTTCGCCGTGGGAGGAGCGCCGGGAGTCAGGGTGGGTTGCTTGTTCAGCGCAGCCGCCTCAAGTTCCTTTTGCTTTGCCTCCAGAAAATCTTGCTGACACGCCATGATTGCGGCGGCATCGTTGTCAGCCATAGCCTCTGCCGCCCGGAGTGCGAGGTCTTTGTCATAACCAAGAGCAAGACACTGTGCGACGAACCCGCTAACGGTCTTGTCTCTACGGAGCGCCCGCAGTTCGTTTTCGACTGCTTCCTCATGCTCTTTCCGCTCTTCCTCTGCGCGTTTGGCATCGTCCAATCCTTGACGGTACTGGCGTTTCCATTCGGCAGCGTCGGAGTTTGCCTTGGACAAAGCCGCTTTCAGCTTCGTCACCTCATCGCCGTCCTTCGGAGCGGGAGTCTCAAACTCATACGCTTCCAGAGCGGCAAGCTTCTCTTCTGCGGTCATCTCTGCATAGTTTTCGATCTTCGCGGTGTCAATTTTCATGTCTTCTCCTTGCGTTTGATGAGGCAGTTCCCTCTGCCATGTTTTCCGTTTTCGAGTCTTGTCATGACTATGTTGCGTTTACAGTTCACTCTGTGTATGTCAAACTGATTTCTCAGCTAAACAACAATTCGCAGCGACAGTTAACATTGTTCGATGCCAGTTCAAACAGGCCAGGAGCAGCCGCATGGTCACCATCGTAGGTGTAGAAGTCCTCGTCGATTCCTACTGTCTCCCCTTCGAGGTAGTCGTGCGTGTCTCGAACCTTATCATCAAGCATCGTTGCCCATGTCTTGGTTGTTGCCCCGGCTCTCTTCGCCGTGTCCAGCGCAGCCGTGTTTGCGATTCGATGCGTCTCCGTATCGGCAATCCGGGCGAGGTCTGCCCCTGTGCCGCCATTTGCAAAGTATTCCTCGACTCGCTCTCTCCAAGTCTTCCCAGCCACCTTTTCGTCCACGACTTTCATAACATCGTCCACAGACGGCTCGTAATTGGATGCAAGATTTTCGTTTGTCACCGAATTGCCCATCGCATAAGCGAGGAGGAAGAGATCGAGAAGTTCATCTATGATGTCCTCTTCTTCCTCTCGCCTATCGGTAAGCTGCGCGCCGCCAAATCGCTGGCGAATTTCCTCGTCAAGCCGATTCAGTTCGTCGAACGGCAAGATGCTCTGCATTACACAGCACCACCCGTGTCGTTTTCGCCGTTGAAGTTGTCAGTTTCCTCGATGTTCGCCTCGCCCTGACCACCATCGGTCTGCTCTGCCTTATCGACTTGAGCGGGGTCACCCCAAATCATCTTGAGGTACTCCTCGGACATCTTCATGTCCTTCACGGGGTCAGAGGAAATGCCAGACTTCTCAGCCGCCAGTTCGGGGTGCAGACCAGCCGCCATGAGCGTCTGGAACGCCTGGGCCTTGGACTGGATATTCGCAGTCTCGCCAGCCGGGAAGTTAAGCTCGAAGTCATTGAGGCTGATGTCGAGCAGACCCTTTCGGCGAAGAATCTCCACAATGATTCTGTCGAACTGCTTGTTGGACTCGAAGAACAAGTCCTTCGTGTTCCTGGCGCAGCAGTCAGCCTGATACCAGCCGTAGCTGGCGAGGATTGCGGCTCCCGTGGTGTCATACGCAGACCCGCCGTTGTTGCGGCTCGGCATAGCGCAGATTCGGAGAATCTTATCCTCAATCGTGTCGGTCAGAACCTTGGTCTGGCTCTGGTCGAGCTGCTCAGACAGAACCTTGAAGTCTGCCTTGTTTTCACCAACTGAGCGAAGGGCAATCATACCAGCCTTACGGATGTCCGTAATGGTGGTGTCTTCCGGGAACTCGCAGTTCACGGCGATTGCGAGAGACTGAATAAACTGTTCCACGCCGTCACAAGCGTTGGAAGTCAGGTTGGAAAGCTCATCAATGAGCGGGATGGCTAACTCGAACGCCGAGGTGTTGATGCTGTTGTATCGGTACTCGATGATTGGGATGTACCCCAGCACATTCGGCTCCGAATAGTCCAGCGTGGTAGCCGTAGCCATGAAGTCGTGGTTCTTCTCGGTGGTAATCATCTTGCCGACAACAGTGCCAGAGAGGTGATAAACCATCTTCTCGGTGAACACATCGAACTTCGCCACGCCATCGACCGTCACCATGTTCACGCCCATCACGGGCTTGTTGCCTGGACGGAGCGAGTACACAACGAACGCAGAACGAGGGTCGAGCGCGTACGCCCGGAACGGAGCCTCGTTATCCTCGGTCGGCTCTACGAACAGCGCCGCCTTGCCCACCCGGTGGAACCAGTCTGCTACCTTGTTGTCCGCATCGGCCTTTCCAGAGCGGTGAAGGTACTCGTTCAGCTTCTTGATCTTCGTCTGAACACCCTTGCGTCTTGCGATGTATGCGCAAGGCTTCTGGAGCAGATACCCGTTCTTGAAGTCCACCACTTCGGTAGCCATGTTGACTTGTACAACATTGAGGATGTCCTCACGGATTTCCTTGCGGCGGTTCAGAATCGGCTGAACGCCCCTCGTGTACCAGTAGAGGAACTCCTCCTGGAGCATATTGCGAATGTGGTAAACCAGAGCGGAGTTGAGTTCTCCGATAAGGTTGTCCTCGTTGATGTCATCATAGGAGGCGTAGATGTCCAGCCGCCCAAACATATCGTTTCGGATGACCGGGGATGTGGTTCTCGATTCGTCCAAACTCTTCACCTCAAAAACATAAAAAAGGACTGCTCCAGAAGGAACAGCCCCGTTTGGCTCTACTCACAGCCCGTTCGCTGTGAGGATTGTTATTTCTCTTTATATACAAGCCTCCGTCCGCTCTCCAGCACGACCCACTTTCCGCGCTCCTTGCGGACTATGGCTTCTTTGCCAACGGCAACGATACGCTCCACAGCGTCTTTCACTTCATCAGGCATCAGATCGTGGCCCTCATTTCTTTGCGTGTGCCACTCAGCCGAATCAGAGGAGTATCGGTGCAAGGAACTTTGAAGCCCCCTGTTTCACCGTACCCGCCCCAATTCAACTTCGCGCTGGTGTTCACATAGAGACGAGTCCCGTATGTGACGCTGCTGTTCGCGCAGTTCGGACGAGCGAACCCGTCCTTGAGCATCGCCGGGAGATGTGTGTGTCCGCAGAGGTAGATATCGGCATCCACGATGGTCGATAGGTCAACCAGCCGTTGAATCTTGCCGCCCTCTTTGCGTCCACCGCCATTTCCGTGGCTCACATACACGGTGTAGCACACCTTGCGCTTGTGGTGGTTGTGAACCTCGTCACAGCCAAATCGGATGAACAGCAGTGCGGTGGTAGGAGAGTATCTATCTTCAATCCCCAACTGGCGGCACATCAACTCCGTCAGGTCGAGGCCATTCGTGCGATAGTGTCTGGCTTCATGGTTACCAGGCACTACGCACAGGATTTTATCGGCGATTGGAGCAAATAGCTCCACACACGCCTTAAGCTCATCCATCGGGCTGAGTGTGGCCCCGTAGGTGTCACCAATGCTCGATGCGATGGCACAGTCCATCAAGTCTCCGTTCAGAACGCAGTAGCAGTTCTCATGGTCGCGGATGTACGCGAGGTCATCCATGATTTTGCCGTGGTCACTGTTCGGGTCAGCCCAGTGGTAGTCAGCCACGGGCATTATCTCAAGCTCTTTGAGGCTATCAGATAGATCAATCTTGATTGCTTTCAAATAGTTTCTCCATCGGTAGCCGCCCCACCCCGCGATAGTGCTACCGTGTCATCCCACGGACGCTATGTCCGTCTTTATGGCAGACGATGATGGATTCGCACCACCTCATGAGGGGTCAAAGCCCTCTGCGCTGCTAATACGCTAATCGTCTATAAATGCCCGGTTTAGGGAGCCACTCCATGCCGGGTCTTGTGCGGCGGTATCAGCCGCTCTTCCTCTTTAGGCGCTCACGGGTGAAAGGAAAAAAGCCCCGTGGCAGTTCTTCGGGCGTAGCCCTGGTCGGTCGGCAGCTTTCCCGCCGTATCCCCCAAAGGAGGAAAACCTAATGTTATCCTAAAGCGTACCATACCACTTTTTCGAACAAAAACAATGTGCAAATAGACGCAATTAGAACGGTCTTCGCATAATTACGGCCTTTTGGCCCATGTAATTGAGGATGTAATCGACAGTAAGAGACAAAACATCCGCGACATCATCATGAGGAACTTTGCCCACCATCGAGTAGGAGTAAAGCTGGTTCATAGCCGTGCGGTATTCCCTTGATACTTCCGGGTCTTTCGGATCACGGAAGTAGAAGTGGCTCTTGGCCCATGCGGAGTTAGAGACAATGCGCGTTGTCTTGTTAGTCTGCGTCCATTTCGTGGTGATGCTCGTGATTCCACCGAGTTCCTTCACTTTATCCTTGATGGTCTGGGCAAACAGAGTGCCGCCACGGTTGGACTCGATTTGGCACATCTTCACGCCCTCATCGACAAGACGCTGGGCAACTCGCGGCTGGATGCTCTCCACCTTGCCGTTGTCGCATATCCAGGAGTTGATGTAGAACATATCGCCGTACTGATAAAGTACGGGCATAGCGCAGTAGTCAGAGCCTTGCTCCTTCGTATCGCAGACCGCGATGATGTTGTCAGGTTCGCAGTCAGGCAGCTTGTCGAAGTATTGCAGTTCGGACGGGTCGAAGAGTGTGCCGTCCCTCTCCACGGGTTGATTCATGTAAAGGGCTTTCCAGCTTGCCTCGTCCATGATGTCTCTCTGCTTGTGCAGAGCGGCTGTGGTGTAGCCAAGCCCGTACGGATAGTCGAAGTTGCTCTCGTCATTCTCATCCAGAGCCGGGAAGCGGATGAATCGTGCCGTGGGATCGCAGTCGTACTCTTGCTCAAGCCGCCCAAGTACATCGTGCAAGCTCCATCGAGTGGCGATGTGAAGCTCCTTTGCGCGTGTGCCTACCTTCCTCTGACGCAAATCGGTGTGGTACATCTGCCACAGCTTGTCCAGTCTGTCGATGCTCATGGCGGTTTCGATTCCGTCCACAAGGTCATCGCAGTAGAGGATGTTCATAGCGCGGACTTTACCAGCGTTGCCAGAGCCAATCGAAGAGAACTCAAGCGTCTTGAAGCGCATATCATCGCTCTTGGTGAAGCCTATGCCTATCATCATGTCCTTCGCGTTCGTTGCGATGACAGACAAGCCGGGGAACACATCGTTCCACTTGTACTCACCTATTGAGTCGAAGATTCGGAGCATTTCTCCGTACATACCACTCAAAAACGAGTTGTTGTGGGAGCCTATCAGGTTTGGCAGAAACGGATTGCGTCCCACAGTCCACGCGAGGAAAAACTCTGCGAGAGTGGTCTTGCCAACGCCGGGAGGCTCTGAGATACCCAGAAGCTCAATTTTCCCGTCTTCGAGGTCTTGAAGAGCCTCTGCGCAAGGGAGAAGCTGCTTTCGCCGGGGCATATAGAACTGCTTTTCGGGTGCGCGATCTTTTTCAATGTATAGGCAGAAGCTATCAAAGAAATGCGGTGCGTCAAACAGATGCGACTTGTAGTACAAATCAATCATCCTGTCAGCATCTACGCCATCCCGCACCATCCGATTTGCCGCTATGCGGATTTGCTTGTTCAGATCGTGCGCGTGAGAGAAGTTGTCCGGGTCATAGACGGTGGTATCAAGTTCACGCCGCCCACGGCCCTCGACAACTGTTGCACCTATCGTCTCAAGTTCTCGGCAGAGGTCAAACGCATCCCACAGCGCATATGGATCATCCCTCGCTATCAGCTTCTGTATCAGGTTCACATAGTCCGTCTTCATCATCCTCCTCCCCTGAGAGAATCTTTGCGATGATGTCAGCGTTCATCCGCAGAAAGTCAGCCAGAGAATCATCATCGATGGCCTGACGCATGATAGCCATGTCGCGCCTATCGGCGTTGTAGTACACCGTCCCCGTCGTGCCGTCAGGGAGAATCATAACGATTCCGATTGACACCGGGTCGAACTCTATCATCTGCGGAAGAACTTCTTCCAGCCACCTCGCATATGGCTTAGTCTTGTAGTCTATCGTTCTCAGCCGCCTCCTCTGCGTCTTCATATTTTGCAAGCTTGCGAAGGACTTCTTGCATAATCGGAGCAAATGGGCCATCCCTCTTGACAGTCACCGCTCTGGGGCCATCTTCATCTCGCCCCTCCCAACGTGTCAGACGCTCACTCACCCCTTCTCCTCCTCCTTCAGCCAGTCGAGCATCTTCTGCTTGCACTGCCCTTCACACGCCAATGGATCGCCGCAGATTAGTCCGCACATATCGTCTGTGATGAAGTCAGCCAACTCCTCATCGCTCATGCTCCTGATGCGGTCGCCGTTGGTGACCGCTTTCGCTTTTCTTCTTCTGTCGCTGTAAAATAGGCAGAGTCTCTCATCTCCATAGCAGTCTACTCTGGGTTTGTTTTTTGCCCCCAAACACTCACCGACCATTAGCTGAACAGGTTCAAGTTGTCGGTAACAATCGCAAACTTTCATCACTCGCCCTCCTCTTTGTAGCCCCACCATGCGCCGTCCTTCTCGATGATGCCGAGATAGTACAGCTTGCGGCAAGCGATCTCGGCAAACGCATCGGCGTTGTCTGCGAAATTGTCCTGGCAGACCTCTTTGGCTACCCACTTGGCAAATCGGTACAATTCAGCTTCGCTCATCACTCGCCCTCCTCTGCCTCTGGCAGTCCGCCCAGAATCTCAAGTGCGCGTTTCAGCCCATCATGGAAGCCTTCTTTGTAGCGGTCGGTTAGAATGCCATCAAGATGAATGATGCGCTCAGCTTCAATCGCATTGTACACATCGCCTCGGTATACTGTTCTGCGTTTTATCCTGCGGTACTGGCAAGCATCATACCCGCCTGTATATCCGCAAAACCCGCTGTTCGTTCTGTACGAACAAGTATAAGGGCATATGTAATCACTCATCCTCATTCTCCTTTGGCATATTGCTTCGTGTTGAGTAGTAGAAATTCAGAGGGTCGTTTGCCTCTACCAGCCGTGCAAGAACAAGTAGGTCGCTTGCTCTTACCCATCCTCGCGGATATGACGAGGAGCGGCCTATTGCGTGTTCATCTGCCCATTTGCGTAAATCTTCGACTGAAATCATAGCTGTTTCTCCTTTATTTCCCGCGCTATTCGGTCAAGCGCAAGATAGATTTCCATCAGCTTTCCTCCATCAGCAGCTTGATCGCCGCCGCCTGTGCCGCCACGATTTCCCGCAGCCGCTGGTTTTCTTCCCGGAACTTCTGGTTCTGCTCCAGGAGTTCCGCACACTCCAGCATCTTGTTGTAGCGTTCCTTCCGCTCATAGCGGAGAGCGGTCTTCAGGCCGCTGCCGGGTACGAAAAAGCCGTTCCATCTGTCTCTCATTCTTCTCCCTCCACCGCCTTGCGGTACAGTTCGCACTTGAAATAGTCACGGTTCACAAAGACCGGCTGCGGCTCGTTATTGCGGATGATTGGGTCATCCGGGTACACTTCCCAACGCTTGAAATCGGGGTTGTAAAGGATTCTCATTTGTGTTACACTCTCCTTGCACTTTCTTCATGACATCAGCCATCTGGCAGATACCGCGAATCTCGCCCAGCGCAACGAGCCTCAAATTGTCCATGTCGCCGCTGTCATCGGCATATTCGTACAGCTCTGAGACCGCATCTGCGATCAGACGCAGGGCGTTGTGGTTGATGCACGATTCGTCAATCTTCATGCCTCGCCCTCCTCTGCCTCAATGACGGTGGGAGCAACATGCAATCTGTTGATTATCTTTTTCGCTCCAACAATTTCTGCATTTTCGTCTCGCCCGGAGAAAACCACGCTTGCGGAGATGTCCGCTTCCAAAGCATCTTTGTCAATCAGACGACCATGCGGCGGGACGGGGACGAGAGGGCAGTCTTCCGGGCGTGCTTTTGCTGA